ACAACAAAAGGCGAAAACATTGAATCCCCATTTTACGACACAATAGACAAATGTCAGCATAAGTTTGACGAGCAGTTTATGAAGATTGTAAATGACCTAGAGGAGATATATCCAATTGAGAAAGTTATAGTCTTTAATGGAAGCAAAGGTAACTTCAGGAAAGTAATTACATCTAAATACAAAGCCAACAGAAAGAAGATTACAATACCTCCTTTGTTAAATGATATGCACCAATATGTATTTGACAACTATAACGGAATACAAGCGTTCGGAATAGAGACAGACGATATTGTTGCTAGATACTGGTATGAGATTTCTCAGGACATAGGCAGAGAGAATGTAATGATTGTATCAATAGACAAAGACTACCGACAATTCCCAGCTCTGATTTTCAACTATCATTATAAACACAGGGAAGTTCTTGACATATCAGAAGAGCAAGCTATGTATAATTTTTATGAGCAAATGATAGTTGGTGATGCGCCAGACAATGTTCAGTATATGAAAGGCAAAGGCAAGGCATTTGCAAAAAAGTATTATCTTGGATGTCATACAAAGTACCAATACACAAGAAAGCTCTATGAGTTATTCATACAAGAATACAAAGGNAAGGCAAGACAGAAATACACAGAATGTTATCACTTACTAAAATTAAGAACACAATGAACACAATCATAAAGCCGATAGAATTAGCTAACAAGATAGAAGAAATCACAGGCTTAAATGTATTTGAAAACACAAGAAGAAGAAACGTAGTAGAAGTAAGGTCTTTGTTATGTCACTTGCTAAGATTAAAACTGGGAATGAGATGGACAAGCATTGCAGAGTTTTTTCAGGAGAATGGTAAACACATCACACACGCTACAGTTATAAATGCAGTAAACACATATCCAACCAACAAAAAATTTAATAGCAACTTGGCTAGACTAGAGAAATACTTTACATTTAAAAACGACATTCATATTGATGAAATAAACAAAGTTAAATACCTAGAAGATAAATGCGAAAAGCTACAAGAGAAATTAGACCTTCCATTGGTTAAGTTAGTGAGCAGAATACCTAAATACAGAGAAGAGGAAGCTTTAGGATTTGTCAGAAACATAGTCAAGAGTTTTGAATGGAAATACAACGACAAAGAAATTGTTTAATTAATTACGTTATATAGTTATGATTGAGAAAATTAGTATTGCCAAAATATTTAGCAATCCTGTTAACCCACGAACCATAAAAGAAGACAAATTTAGGAAGCTGGTAAAAAGCATTAAAGAATTTCCTGAAATGTTAAAACTTAGACCTATTGTTGTAAATAACGAATATGGAATACTTGGTGGTAATATGCGATACAACGCTTGTAAAGAGCTTGGTCTTAAAGATGTTTGGATTATAAAAGCTGATAATCTTACTGAAAAACAAATGGAGCAGTTTGTTATTAAAGATAATGTGGGTTTTGGAGAATGGGACTGGGATATTCTTGCAAATACTTGGAAGCCTGAAGAGTTAAAAGAATGGGGTTTAGATGTTTGGCAACCTGAAGAAGAGGTTGACTATTCAATACTTGATGATGATGATTTGGCTGATGATTTGTCTGATATGCAAAATGGCGTAAAGAAAGCAATTCAAATTGAATTTAACCTAGAACATTATGACGAGGCGGCAGACCTTGTTAGACTCTTTAGAAATAAAGGTAATTATGTTGGAGGTATGATTATGGATTATTTGAAAGAAGAAAAAACTAAGTTGTGAAAATAACAGAACACAATCATAAAGAGATTAGGTTTATTTGTAGAGATGGGACAAGCGACTTAAAAACTTTTGAAGAGGTCATAGTAAGAAATGTATATGAAAAAAAATATTTTAAAATTGAAAGTCGTGAACATTGGATTGACTTGGGGGGCAACGTAGGGGCTTTCGCAATACAAGCTATAAGCAAAGGTGCAACAGTTGATATATATGAGCCTGACCCTTATAACTGCAAGATGATAGAAAGAAATTTGAATTTGAATAATATGACAGCAAACATTTATCAAAAGGCAGTCGTTTCAAGTGATAAAAAAAAGATGTCTATGTATGTAGGTAATGATATGCAGGTTTGGCGCAACAGTCTTTACAAAGATTGGGGTAACCAAAAATTCTCTGTGGGTTGTGTTCATTTTTCTGAGGTATTAAACGATTCAAAGAACTGTGTGAAGATGGATATAGAAGGAGCTGAAATGGATATATTAGAAAATATGAATGTCTTTCCAAACAAAATGGTTTTTGAATGGAGCTTAGATATAGATAGAAGCCTTACGAGATACAGAAAAATGATTGATAAATTTAAAACTGAATATAATAAGCTGATGTATAAAGAACAGTTCTATGGTTTACCAGACGAATCTTTACCTAATTACATATTCCCTAAAGCCGATAATATTTATTGTTATGAAAAGAATTAATTTAACACAATTAGAACACAGCACACAAATAGGTGATGTATGTGGACATATAAGTCCAAATATTACAGAAGATAGTATATTTTATTCTGAAGATGAGCCAATAGGCTTTTACATAAAAGACATTTCAAAGTATTCTCAAAAGGCTTCTAAATTAGCTTCACTAGCAAATAAAGAGCTTAGGAGTAACAATGTACCTAAAAGCGTAATGAAGCGTTCTAGCGGCTTTGCAAACCCTGAAAATGAAGTTTTACAATACAGCACCATAATTGGAAGTGTGCCCCCAAAGCCTCATATGCGAAGACCATACGCTACAATTAGCAGCGTACATAACGTATCTTCTGCTAATGTTTTTATAAAGTCAATGCTTTTGCTGTGTAAGGAAAGTGAAGAGCTTATAAAAAAGATTACACCAAATGTATACGAAGCTCAGTTAAAACTTATAGAAAAAAATGTTCCTGAAAAGTGGAGATTCGGCAAAATGTTTACAAGTAGTATTTCAAATTATAATATCCCTGCACCATTTCACAGAGACAATGGGAATATACAAGGTTGTGTAAATGTTATTATAGCAAAAAAAAATAATGCTACTGGAGGAAATACTTCAGTTCCTGATTATGGAGCAACTGTTGATAGCTGTGACAATTCAATGTTGGTTTACCCAGCTTGGAGAAATGTGCACGGAGTTACACCGATAGTACCAACTTCTGAGGGGGGATATAGAAACAGTTTAGTTTTTTATCCACTAAAAGCATTTAAAGGATTATGAACAAAAGTAGACACATAAAAAAAGAATCAATATTACAGGCTTTAGAACAGAGCTTGGGGGTTGTTACTGTGGCTTGTAAAAAAGCAGACATACCTAGAAGTACATTTTACAAGTGGATGAATGAGGATATTGAATTTGCTAAACAAGTGAAAGACATTGAGAATGTAGCTTTAGACTTTGCAGAGAGTCAACTACATAAACAGATATCAGATAATTCAACAGCAGCTACAATATTCTATCTAAAGACAAAAGGTAAAAAAAGAGGTTATATTGAGAGGCAAGAAATAACTGGAGCAGATGGAATGCCTAATAATTTCCAAATTGAAATAATTGATAAAACCGAAGATACAGACTAACATAGTCTACAAGCATTTAGTCAATAGTGACAAGAAGATTATTGTTGAGCAAGGAGGTACTCGTTCAGGTAAGACTTACAATATACTCTTATACATAATATTTAAGTATTGCACTAGTCAACAGGGAAAGATTATAACAATATGCAGAAAGACATTCCCTAGTCTTCGCTCAACTGTTCTAAGAGACTTTCTTACAATCCTTAGAGAGAATGACCTTTATAGAGAAGAGTACCATAACAAGTCAAATTCTGAATACAACCTATTTGGAAATTTAATAGAGTTCACATCACTTGACCAGTCACAAAAGATAAGAGGAAGGAAAAGAGATTTGCTTTTTATAAATGAGGGTAATGAATTGTTTTGGGAGGACTGGCAACAACTTATATTTAGAACACAGGAAAAGATTATTATTGACTTTAATCCATCAGACGAATACCATTGGATATATGACAAGGTAATTACTAGAGATGATTGTGCATTCTTTAAAACAACCTACCTAGACAATCCTTTTTTAGAAGATTCAATAAGGTCTGAAATTGAAAGACTTAAATATACAGACGAACAATATTGGCAAATATATGGACTGGGGGAAAGGTCAGCAAGTAGAAGCACAATATTTAGATATGAAGAATGTAGTTCTATACCACCTACCGCAAACCTTGTGGCGTATGGTATGGACTTCGGGTACACTAATGACCCATCAACCTTAGTTTCAATATACATAAAAGAACACGACCTATATGTGAAAGAACATTTGTACAGAACTCAAATGACAACAGCAGACATAAATAATTTTTTAAAGAAAGAGCAATTAGAAAGAAAACCTATATACGCTGATAGTGCTGAACCAAGATTGATTGATGAGTTGAGGAGAATGGGACACACAATACAACCCAGCTTAAAAGGAAAAGATTCAGTAAATGCAGGAATTGATTTATTAAAGAGATACAAGATTCATATACTGTCATCTTCAGAAAATGCTATATCAGAGTTTAGAAATTACAAATGGCAGGAAGACAGAACTGGTAAGCTCATAAATACTCCTGAAGATAAACACAACCATATAATAGACCCTTGTAGATATGCAACTTATTCTTTACTGTCTAGACCTAACTTTGGGAAGTACGCTATAAAATAGTTTTAAAATATTTTGTTTATAAGCTAAATAGTTATATATTTGTAATAACAAAAACAAATACTAACCACAGCAATTATGAAAAGACCTAGAACATTAGAAGATTACAAAGCATATGCCTTTGGGTTTTCGTTAATTATTGCTTTCGCTTTATTTCCATTTGCAGGGACAGCCTTGCTTAAATACCTTTTTAACTTATGATACACTTAGACAAATACAAACAGAACCTACATATACAAGGAAACAATGTATATAGCTATAATACAAACGTAGCAACTATAGTAAATGACAAACTAATCGTATTGGGTTGGTGGTCAGTTACCACTTCCAAACATATCAATTATGTAGCAAGAGAATTAGACCTAGACATAATTAGGTCTTAATTTTTTTATATTTGAAATATGAAAGACACAGATGATTTATTATACAACAGTAATACCAAGATGATTCTTGAGTTATTAGACAAGTGGAGCAAAGCCAAACCAAACAACAAAGAACTGACAGCGGTCATTGAAGCTTTTTGGGAGATAACAACTTATGTTGCTAAATTGCGAGTAGAAGAACAAGATGGTAGAATGGCTGTCTCAGATGCAAAATATATGACTAACTTAACCAAGTTAAAAATTAAAGAGATTCAAGAAATATTTAACACTTATCAAGTATGAGCTATATAGACGAAGGCAATCCTTACCTAGTAGATTATGAAGGGGAATGTTCAGAATGCGGAACACGAATAGAACAAGAATGGGGTGTTTGCTCTAGTGCTTGTCAAGAAGCTTCTGACAGATGAAAAAGTCACCAAAGTATTATCTAGGCAAGTATATGAAGATAGAAGCTAAGAACGTA